CGTCATCTGGGCGATGAGTTCTTCCCGGTAGCCCGCCGCCTTGGTCCGCACCGAGTCGAAGTTGCCCCCGGCGTTGGCCAGTTCGGCCGACAGGTTCTCCCCGATGGCCTTGCCCAGCGGCTCCAGGGCGTCGAGGACGTTGCGGCCGTCCTCGCTCAGGCTGGTGAGGTGCCCGCCCGTCTCCAGGAAGTCCTGGCCCGCATCGTGGACCGTCTTGCCCAGCTTGGAGAAGCCGTCCTCCACGTCGGCGGCGCTCTGATGGAGAGCGAAGAAGCCGGACTCCTGAGCGGCGAACACACTGCTGAAAGAGTCCGCCGCCTGCGTGCCCTCATCCCACGTGGCGTTCAGGTGCTCCATGGAGGACCGAAGGTCATCGACGGCCTTCTTCTCGTTCTCCTGCGCCTTGGCGAAGTCTTCAGCCGCCTTCTTGGCGGCTTCGTCCTTCGCCTTTGCGTCCGCCTTCTCCTGGTTCAGCTTCTCCAGCGCCTGGCGGGCGGCGTCGTCAGTCTCGATCGCCTTCTTGGTCCCCTCGACCTTGCCGTCGATGGCATCGAGCGTTTCCTTCTCGACCTTGACCCGGTCCCGTAGCTCCTGCGTGGTGATCCCGAGGGAATCGGCCACTAGCTGCTCGGCCTGGGAGGCAGCGACAGCAGCGTCATTACCTGAGGCACGTGCCTCAGCGGAGTTCATCTGCGCTGTGGTGACGGTGGCGAGGGTGTCAGTCAGGCTCTTGTAGTCGTCCCGCACTCGGGAGATCGCCGGGCTGGTACCGCCCACCATCTCGGTGGCCACATCAGCAGCGCTGACGCCCAGATCGTTGAGATGCCCTGTCAACTGGGGCGTCTTGTTGATCAGGTCCTTCAGGTCATCAGCGATGGCGTTGAACCGAAGGTCACTCGACGCTGAGTCCAGGTCGTGGAAGGCCTGGGTCAGGTTGTCGGTGGTGTCCTTGGCGATCTGCTCCTTGGCGCTGAGTTCGGTGAAGTGCCCGATGATGACGGGCAGGAGCGCCGACAGCGCCGCCAGGCCAGCGATGGGCAGCACCACGGTGCCGAAGCTGGCCAGCACCGAGCCGAGGCCTTCACCGGCCAGCGAGGCGTCGGCTGCATACTCAGCAATCTGACCGATGGCGACACCGGCCGACCCGGCGACGCCACCAAGCTGGCCGAGATCCTGAGCGCTGTTGCCCACCATGTTGGCCAGGGCACTGCGGGACGAGTCGGCGCTCTTGCCAAGTTCCTCGGTCTTGGTCTTCGAGTTGTCGAGGTTCTGGTTGAGCTTGTCAACGTCGTCGGTCTTGATGGTGATGTCGATCGTCTCGGCATCGACCTGCTTCACCTCGGACTGGATGCCTTCGAGCTTCTTCTCGACCGTGTCGAGTTGGTCGGCGTTGATGCGGAAGGTGATCGTGTCCTGGCCGAGCGCCTGGACCTTGGAGGCCGTCTCCTTGACCTGGCTGGTGACCCGCTGGAGCGCCGACTCGATGGACTCGTCCGGCTTCAGCCGGAGGTCGATGTCGTAGGGCTTCTTGGTGGCGTCCTCCACCTTGCCGGTGATCTGGTCGATCTTCTTGGACGCATCGTCCTTCACACCGATTTCGAGTTCGACCTTCTCAGCCACGGCTCACGCTGCCTTCTGCACGATGGTGTGAAGCATCTCGCCGCCCCACTTGGAGGCGTCTTCCTTGATGCGCTTCGAGGCCCGGGTGAAGGTGTTGCGGGCCTTCACGTGACCGTGACGGACGTAGTTGCGCACGTTGCCATCCGAGAACCGCAACTTGTGCTTGCGGCTCTTACGTGGCTCGTACCAGCCCGCCTTGTGCGACCCGGCCTCGACCAGCATCCACGGTCCGGCCGGGATCGCCTTTAACGTGACGATGCCCCCGCCGATCGTTGTCTCAACATCCATCTTCACCCGACCCTTGGCGAAGTTGGAGAGGATCAGGTCACCACCCGTATCCCTACGGCCCTCTTCGAGGATGATCTCCTTCGCCCGCTCACCGATGTCGGTGAGCAGCTTGGGGAGGTCGCTCAGATCACGCTCGATCTGGCGAAGGCCAGCCAGGGAAACGGTGGTCACGGATCACGCCACGCCTGTCACCCAGGCGGTGCCGCTCCAGTGAGCCTGGCCGGGCACGCCCGACGTGGCGGTCTGCACGTACTGGCCGACCGTCCACGCCGTGAGCGGCGACGCCACGACGGCGTTGGGCACGCCAGCGATGAGGTCGGCCACCGAGTTGGGCAGATCGGAACCGGCAGGCGTGAACGAACCCGGAAGGCCTGCGGTGGCCCCGGTCGCATGGACACGCACGGCGACCTTGGTCGGCTTGCCGATCAGCGGGCACGAGATCGAGGCCTGGAGCGGCGTACCGGCGTCACCGAGGTAGCTCGACGCCACCAGCCAGCACTCGCCCTGCATCCCCATCACCGAGGGGTCGTACGGCTGGATCAAGAACCACTTGCGCTTGGCGTCGTTGTCGAAGAGGTACTCCGAGACGGACCCGGCCGTGGCGATGGCCCCCCAGTCCTGGAGCAGGTTCATGTCGAGGCTCCACGACGTGGCGGCGGGAGCCTGCGACTCGGGAGCGCAGAACGTCGCCGGGACGGTCTGGAGGTTGGCGTTGGCGTTGACCGCCGCCGACACGACTTGGCAGGTGAAGTCGGGAGCAGCCGCCAGCCCGCCCTGTGTATCAGCGAACTGGACGCTGGCGTCCTTGATGACGAGCACGGTTTGGGACATGGAGACTCCTTGGTGTCACAACCAGATCTGGACGGTGAAGCGGACGGCCTCGTAGGTGGCCTCGGCCAGGTTCTCCTCGATCACGTCGGAGGAGGTGACCAACAACTGCGCCCAAGGACCGTGGACGGACTCCAGCGACTCCTGGAGGGTGGACTGAGCGTCATCGGCGGCGAGGTGGCCGCTGGGTTCGTGCGCACGGCTCACGTAGACCTTGACGAAGACCTCGGCCAGCGTGAGGCCGATGCCGGTGCCCTTGCCCATGTTCTCGTGGTAGGTGCAGCGGAAGCTGCCGACATCGCCCTGAGGCGGCACGACATCGGCAGCCACGTTGATGGCCACCGAGCGCATCCACGTCTCGATGGCGGTGCGGGCATCGCCCAGGGGCTTGCTCACCCGAACACCAGAGCACGCCAGAAGCTGATCCCGTTCTCGATGTCCGGGTCCATGGTGCTGACCCGAACAGGGCCGAAGTCGCCCATTCCGGCCACTCCCTCAGGCGAGGCCCGGCGCTTCACCAGGCGAGCAGCCTGGAGCAGAGCAGCATCAGTGACCGGCGACGGCCACGGATCATCGAGGGGCATGCACGACTCGGTGATGAGCGTGTTGGCGGCGTCGGTCGCCATGTCGATCACGCCCTGGAGATCAGCAGGAACGGGACTGCTGATCCCCATGTAGGCGATCACGTCGGCCGAGTCGATCAAGGCTCAGGCCCCCAAGAGGATCTTGATGGCGGCGTCGGGGCGGCGGGCGGCGAACGCTGCGAACTCGAAGACAGCGTAATCGACGCCGAGCTTCGTGGGGTTGTTCACGTTCATCGTCTGGTAGCCCGACACGAAGGTGGTGAAGGCCAGGCTGTTGCCGAGCACGCCATGCGACGCCGTCATGTTGGCGTCCACCGCCACCCGCAGGCCACGCACGTCGCCCTGTGGCGTCGTGAAGCTCATCTGGCCCATGGGGTTCATGGCGTTCACGTTGGGGAAGAGCGGACGCCCGTCCGAGCTTGCAGCGCCAGCGAAAGCACCCCACAGCGAGGACCCCATCACGAACGTGTCGGGGAAGATGCGTGAGGCCTGGAACATCGCAGCGATGGCGTCGGCCAGGAGCTTGTTCCATGCGGCCGGAGCCGCCGCCGACAGGGTGATGGCCGACGTGGTGATAGCCGTCTCGGCCGCTGCGACGGCATCGGTGTCCATGACGATCGCCATCTGCTCGGCGTACAACTGGAGCATGAGCGAGAGGTAGCTCGGGTCAGTGCGCTGGAGCACCTGGACCGAGACATCCTCGCCGCCGCCGTAGGTCAGCACCGAGGTGTTGGCCTGCGTGACGGTGGTCTTCCGGCTGGACACGTCGGTCTTTTGGGTCGTTTGTTTGCCGACAAGCGGCCGCTGGGTGATCGTCGGGTAGTTGATCACCATGCCGGTGTCGGGCAGCGGCGCAGTCGAGAACGCATCGATGAACGGGCGGCTGGCGTTGATCGTGTCAGCGATCGTGGTGATGTAGGACGGCGGCACGAGGCCGGGCACGTCGGTTGTCAGCACATCCACGATGGTGCGGTACACGTCGCCCTGACGCAGTTCGAGCGCCAGCGTCATCTCGGCCATCGCCTGCCAGATCTCGGGCTGGACCTCGCCGGGCGTGGCGAGCGCATGGGCGTAGTCACCCCACGAGCGGAAGCGCTCCATCGGGTTGGGCTGGCGGCGGGCAGGAGCACCGCCACCGGGCGCAGGCTGGTACACCGGCACGTTGGCCAGAGCGTTGCCGCCAGCGGCGAGCGAACGCTCCAACTCGACCGTCTCCTCGATGCGGGGCTGCATCGAACGAAGCTGACCGGCGAGGGAGTCGAGTTCGGCCTGCTCCATCTCGGTGATCTCGTGGCCCTCGGCGGTCACCAGGGCTTCGAGCGAGCGGTAGCGCTCCTGGGTGGTCGTGTACGTCGAACGAAGCTGGTCGAGAACGCCAGGCATGGGAACCTCCGTGAGGATGGTGAAAGAACCCTCACGGGGCCAAAGCCGCACCGTGCAGGTGCGCACACTATGACAGGTGCATGGCCGAAACGTCGAGAGGGAGCCGAAGCTCCCTCTCCCAAGCCCTGCATTGCCTTGCCACGCCTAGCCCAGCGGTGCCCCGCTGAACCCTGCCTCACCTAGACCAACGACCCTACAGAGACGGAATCTCGTACCCCAACAGGTCATCGATTCCCTCGGGGCGCACGAACGTCGGCACCTCGGGCGGACCGCTGCGAATAGCGAGCACCTTGGCGTCGCCGTACTGCGGCGTGCGGGTCAGGCTGAGTTCTCTCAACTCGATCTGCGAGCGCCACCACGGTGGGCCTGAGCGGGGCTGATTGCGCACGATGCCGTAGCGGATCGAGACGCCCGTCTTCTGGTTGGCTCGCAACAGATCAAGCTCACGGTCCCCCTCGGGCGTGGCATCCATCGTGGCCGAGAAGACGAGGCCGTCCTCGGCCTCAGCGAAGCCAACCAGCCCCACTCGGTCATCGAAGTGCTCGTCTCGAAGCTCGAAGGTGTTGCGCCGTGCCCGCAACGTCTGCGTGGCGGCACCACGCCGGAAGCCCTCGTCGTAGAACGTGCGCCCGCCGTCGTCCGTGACTTTGTACAGCCGATCCCAGGCGAAGGCCATGCCGTCGAGGCGTCGGCCGACCACGTCCACCTCCGTGGCGTCCAGGGGCATCGAGCGGCAGACTTCGAGGATCGTCATGGTCATGCACCTCCTGAGCGCACGGGTGGGCGACGGCTGTGAGCGGGCACCGCCACGGTACGACCGACGCCACCCGTGAGCGCCGGGGCCGCAGGCGGGGGAGCGCCGGACCCGGCCGGTTCGGCCGACGTGCTGGCTCCTGCATCCTGCGGCGACGGAAGCTGAGCGGGCGAGGCACCGGGAACGGGCGGCGGCAGTGCGGATGGCGGCTGCGCCCACGGCTCATCGGCCCAAGCTCCGTAGAGCGGCAACTGCTCCTGCGAGCGGCACTCGTTGAGCGTGCGGACGCCGGTCGCCAACTGGATCTGCTGGACCTGCGCCCGGGTCATCGAATCAGCCCACAACATGGTGGAGCGGTCGAACGTGGGGAAGTGCCCTCGGGGCACCAGGAAGCGGTACGCCTGCTGGAAGCGGTCCAGGTACGGACCGATGCTGGTGAGCAGGCGCTCGTAGGCCCGCTGCTCCCGGTTCGCATACGTCATCGAGCTACCGGCCGTGGCGTCCAGGTCCATTGGATCGAGGTTCAGCGTGTAGGCGATCTCTGCGATGTTGAACCTGCGGTTCTCCAGGAACTGCGCATCGAGCGGCGACCACGAGATCGGCGTGAAATCCATCAACTGTGACAACACGGCGGGGGAGCGGTCCCGGAACATCTGCATCCAGTCGGCCTTCACCTGATCGGCCGTCTCCTGCTTCACGTTGCGCAGGTTGATCTTGATCACACCGCTGGGCACACCGGCCGAGAACGCCGAAACGCCGTAGCGCAGCAACGCCTGACCCAAGCCGAGGGCCATGCGGAACTGCGCTACGACACCGATGCCACGAAGGCCGTCGCTGGTGAGCGTGAGTCCTTTGGCGTGCCAGATCTGCGATCGGGTCAGTGTTATGACACCAAGATCGGTGTACAGGTCATAGAGCACCTGCCCGTTCGACAGATAGACCTGCACGGCCCGAGGATCGATGGGCACGAGTTGGCGGGGATAACCCTCGAAGTCGAAGTCGGCGGGGATCGCCATTGCGTCACCGAGCATGATGATTGCGTCGGTTTGGTAGCTGATCCACTCGCTACGGCCCATCACCGGCCATGGATCATCCAAGATCGCATTCACGCCCCACGTGGTGCCGTCGTCCTTGCGATCGACCAACGGCATCTGCGAGATAGAGCCACCGATCAAGTTCTTCCCCCGGCTAAACGCCGGAAGCCCGAGTACATCACCGGAGGTGGGCGAGGCGTCCCGAGTGGGCCAACCGATCATGTCCGTGCTCATCAACGAAGCGGTCGGCCCACCACCGCCGATGGCGAACGAACCGGGCCGTGACCACCCGCTGCTGGGCCACCCAGTGCCCGTTCCTTGGGTCAACGACTTCGCCGCTGGCCGTGCTCGGACTAGCGAACGCTTCGTCACGGACCTCCATGCTGGCACAATCGGGCACAACCAGGGGATTGTCACCGCACAAAGGAGGCCGATGAGCGCCCGAGTGGTACCCCGGCTCCTAGAGTTGGGCTGGTCAGACGGTTGGCCCACCGTCACGCCCGTGGGTGCCTTCCTGGAGTCCATCCGGGAAGGCAACACGCTGGTCACTGCCGCTCTCACCGCCACCCTCGACCCCAACGAGGTGATGCGCTGGTCGATGCAGGGCACCACGTTGGTGGCCAGAGCACGGGGGAAGGCAGTGGTGCGAGCACGCCGCCCGTTCGCTGACTTCGCCACGGCGTTGGCTCGGGCCGAGGCCGAAGCCGAGTCGGCCATGGTGGCCGTCGTACGTGAAGTCGCCCAGGCCCAGACCCGAGACAGTTGGAGAGCGGCGGCATGGTTGCTCGATCACCAATCGAAGGCGACACCACCCGCACCCGAGGACCCCGATGACGAAGACGAGCTTGAACGGTACGGCACCCCGGCATTGTCCGCCGAGGGTGGCGACGCCGAGGAGTAGACGCCCGACATTCGGCCCCCGGCTCACCGAGGTGGCCAATCGGATGTCACTTCCCCCCATGCCGCACCAACAGCAGGTATGGGACACGGCTCTCGAAGTTGACGAGCAAGGATTCTGTTATCGCACTGTTGTATTAACAGTCCCTCGTCAGGGCGGTAAGACACAAACGACTCGTGTGCTCACAACGTGGTGGGGCCTAGCCCGACCACGATCGCTGATCATCTCCACGGCGCAGTCCGGACTCGATGCGAGAGTCAAATGGTTAGAGAGCATCGAGGATTTGGAGAGCCGGGCCTTCTTCCGCAGACAGATGAAGACCACACCTCGGCGGGCCAACGGCACCGAGGTCGTCCGCTGGAAGAGCGGGTCCCGTCATCGGCCGGTGCCGCCCATCCCCAAGAAGGGCCACGGTGACACTCTGGACCTCGGCGTGATCGATGAGGCGTGGTCATTCTCCGACGAGTCTGTTATCACAGCAATGCGCCCGGCCATGATGACCAGAGACGCCCAGCTTTGGATTGTGTCAACAGCAGGCACCGAGGATTCGATCCTCTTACGTCGGCATGTCGAGATGGGCAGGCGGGCGGTGGCCAACGGCGACCGCAACGGCATCGCCTACTTCGAGTGGTCGGCCGAAGATGGACAGGACCCTGACGATCCTCGAACGTGGTGGGGCTGCATCCCGACGCTGGGCCACACCGTCACCGAGGAGCGCATCGCCGCCGACAAGGCGACGTTGAAACCCGAGGACTTCGAGCGCTCGTACCTGAACCGCTGGATCGAGGCCGGTGTTGACACAGCGATCCCGTGGGGCGTGTGGCTGCTGGTGAACGAGACAGAACCGACCCTCGACGAGCCGTGGTGGCTGTGTTGTGACATCAACCCAGAGCGCACCCAGGCCTCGATCGTGGCCGCAGGAGCGAACGAGGACGGCACGAAGGTCAGCCTGCGGCTGCTCGACTACCGGCCCGGTGTCGAGTGGCTGCCCGGGCGGGTGGAGCAGCTACGAGCGGAGCACAACATCTCCGGTGTGCTCGTGGATGGCACCGGCCCCGCAGCAACCTTGGAGCAGGATCTGGTCGAGGCCCCCGAGATGCTGAAACATCGGGAGATGACGATCGCCAGTCAGGCCTTCTACGACGCCGTGGTGGACCTGCGGGTGGTGATCCGCCAGGACGCCTTCCTGACCGCCGCCATGAGGGCGGCGACCAAGTTGGGGTCAGGGGACGCATGGCGCTGGTCACGGAAGCGGAGCCGGTCGGACATCAGCCCGTTGGTGGCCTGCACGCTCGCTTGGTGGAAGGCGAGGGAGGAGCTTGGTAGCCCCGCCCTCCGCATCTTCTAACTCCTCCCGGGAGGAATATGACCGGGGGAGCCGAAGCTCCCTCGATCCCTTGCCTTGTCTTGCCGCACCTGGCCTGGCCTCGCCAAACCAGACCCAGCCGAACAGCGCCGCACCCGGCCCAGACGAGCCTCGCCTTGTCCCTGGGTTCTACCAAGATTCCGAACATTGCGTCAAGGCCATAGATCAATAAGACAGCGTCCGTGGCTCTGTTTACACAACAAATGGGTCACGTTTGTCCTGGTCCAAGCGAAGTTTCCGAACCGCTTGTCATTCTTCTTCTAGTTCTTCTACCGTGCCCCGCCATGGCACAACGCAAGAAGACACCCATTGCTACCGATGAGGTGACCACCTGGGACGCAGCGGAGACTGTCTCCGTCCGTCTCGTCGGGATCACCTCGCTCCTGATGCACAACGTGCAGATGGCCGACCCCGCCAACGAGTTCGTGAAGGAGAAGAAGGAACTCCAGGGCCGCAAGAAGACCATGACGGCCGAAGAGTTCGAGGATCAGAGCGCCCGCCTCAGCTACCTGGGCAGCCTCTACTGGGACGACGGAGGCCTGTACTTCCCCGGCTACAACATCCTGCGCTCGTGGTCCGAGGGCGCCGTGCGGGTCGCACGAGGTCTTGGCGGGAAGCTCGATGACGCCGTCCTCGACTACACGGAGCGCTGCCTCATCGATCCGTACTCGGCCAAGTTCGGCTCGGCCGAGGATCTCCTGAAAGCCGGACTGGCCCTCACCGTGATGGGTCGAGTGCCCCCTCGCACCGGCTCCCGAGTGCCCATCACCCGGCCTTCGTTCCCCATCCAGCCCGACCCCTGGATGATCAACTTCTCGCTCACCTTCGATCCCGAACTGATCTCCCGCCAGGAAGTGCTGCTGTCGGCAGTGGCGGCGGGCAAGTACAAGGGCATCGGTGACGGCAGGACCAAGGGCTTCCGCCGTGGGCGCTACTCCGTCGAGGTGTTGGACTGATGGCGACGCTGGCAGAGACGCACGGCGAGAACTCCTGGTTCAACCCGAAGAACGACCAGTCGCAGGCCACGCTCGTCTACGGCCACCTGTGTGACATGGAGAACGGCGACGTGGTCACGTACGAAGAGTTGTCACAACTTCTCGGTCGGGAGTTCCTTGATGACCGAGGCCCGTTCATCATCGCTCTCCGTCGCTTCGAGAAGCTGGGCCGAGGCACCTTCCGCAACGTCCGCAAGATGGGCTACCGCTACGTGGCCGACTGGAACGAGGTGAAGGGCGTCAGCCAGCAGCGGGCCAAGCGGGCCATCAAGCAGGTCCGTGGTCAGAAACGGGCGATCGCCTCCGGTGCGCCGAAGACGGCGGCTGAGAAGGCCGAACAAGACCAGATGCTCAACCGCATGAGCATCCTGGAGAGCGCCATGAAATCGACCAAGCGCCAGCTTCAACTGGTGAAGCGTGAGGTCAAGGTGTTGAAGGAGACGAAGGCCGAGGGCACCGATCTCGACACCCTGCGGGCCGAGGTCGAAGAACTGCGCCGTCGAGTGGACCGCCCCGGTCCCGACGACGAGCAGATCAGCCAGCAGGACTAAGGCCCGGCTAGGCACGGCCCGGCACGGCTCAGCATGGTCCGGTAGGGCAGGGCAGGGAGCCTGGAGGGGTGTCAGAGCCGCTCCAGGCACGCACATGGCCGGGCGAGGCATGGCACGGTGGGGCCGGGTATGGCATGGCGAGGTCGGGCGGGGCTAGGCAAGGAAGAGGGCGGGCCGTGAGGCCCGCCCTCGTACACGTGGAAGTTGGCACAACGCACGTGACGACACCACGGTAGCAGGAGTGTCAATGTCAATGCCCTGAGCAGCCAGAACGCAATCAGTTGTGTGAACGCCGCTGTTCATGCCATTGACATTGACAGGGCACGAAGCCCTAAGAACCATAAGAAAGTGGCCTCGGGAGCACTCTCAGTGCGTAAGTGCCCGTCCTGAACGCTCCTGGAAGCCCCGGATTAGGCGCTGTGTGGCCCTCAGAGCGCCGCAACGGCCCTCCAGGCCCAGGAATCCAACGGAAGGAGTGGGGAGGGAGGCTAGAC